CTGATAATAATAAATATATGTCAGGACTTCAAGAGGCAAAAGAAAAGTACAATTCAATGCGTGTTAAGATGTTGCAACTTTGTAGCAACATAGTAAGACAACATCAACCCCAAGAGGATGTTGACACTATCAGAGCCATGACAAATAAATATGGTGATAGTGGAGGACAACTCTACCATGATAACTGTTTTAATTTTGAAACAGATATTATTAATGACGAGGGCGAAAGGGATGTAGATACAGTTAGACTTGATTTTGCATTAGACGACGACCGTGCTTTTGCAAGAGCATATTACCGAGATGAATTAATCAAGGCTAATTGTGATCCTGATTTCAAAGTCAGGTGGAATGATGACAACAAACGAAACCCAAAGTATTACGACGAAGAAAATAAGTGTGATAGTTGGTTAGGGTTTCGTAATTCATCAAACGAGGACAAGTCAATAATGAAACCAAAAGCCGAATGGGAAAGAGATAAAATCTGGGTTATTGGCACAAGTTATTGCCACACAAGACAGTTCAAAGTTGATGAAACAACTTTTAAAATCTTTAAAGAGTTTAACAAAGTTAGGGATGACGTGACACTCATGCACTCAAAACTTTTTGAATACGTTGAAGAAAAACTGAAGAAGTTGAGATTAGGTCTTAAATCTTACAGGTACTTTGATCAGGCAAAATCACTTGCAGATAAGTTAGGGATAGCATTAAACGAAAGTATACTAAACGAAAGTTCTAGTATGGCTTTATCAGTTTATAGCCCTGAAAATTTGGCAAGTCTTTTAGAGGACAAAGTTGAACAAACAAGAGAGGAAAAAATTGCGATAGCAAAAAGACTATTGCAAGAACAAGCAAGTATAAATTAATACTTGACAAGTTAGGGAGTTTCCTATAAACTCCCTAACATAAACGAAAGGAATAAAGATGAAAACTTTTTACATAACTTACTATAGTCAAAAAGATAAACAGACTATAACAAGACGAGGCAAACATGACGACAAAACAAGATTGGGAGTTTCTAAAAAAAATGTCCCTTATTTTGTTTATTACGACGAGGACGCTTACGGCTATAGAACAGCGTCAGGTAATTGGACAATGAAAGCGAGGGTAGCATGATACTAGATTTATTATTAATAATTGGTGGTGTTTTAATTTGCCATTTAATTTTATGGAGTAGAATATGAGCGAATACAAATGGTGCCATGGTCCGAAGTGTCATACACATCCCACCCAGGATAGAATAAGAGGTGTTAAGGGTAACAAGGTCCTTAGAACTAAAAGAATAAAACAAGACAAGTGGAATGAAAATACTTATTACTCAACCTTTTGTAGTCAAGGTTGTTACACAGATTTTCTCAATGCACATTGGAACGAGTTCACTAGGTTACATCCAAGGTTAGAGCCTCTTGAAACTCCTATTAATGTAACAAAAGAAAACTACGAAACTCATTGGGGTAATCGCGTAACAACTAATATAGAGGTTGACGAAAGCAGACAAGTAGGATAATATAGGATATTATGAAACAAATAAAATATAAAAACAAAACATACAAACTTCCTTTTGCTGTGTCTTTACCTGAGGATCCAACAACTGAGGAAAAAATTAGTAATCGTTTTGGTGGTGGTTCTTGTATGCTACCTGCGTTTGCTGTTGCTGTTTATGATGTAATCATGGGCAGTGAACTATTCCAGAACTGGGAGGACCACAGAAAAGGTTTGCACTGGTTTAGACAATACTTCCCTAAAGAATACATGGTGCTTCTAGATTAACCATTGCCCCTGGCGTTAACGCGCCAGGGGTCCCAAACGATTTCCAAAATACAAAATTTTTTTAATTATTAATTTATATATATGCAAAGGGGTCCCACAACCTACCCTTGTATTGCTTGATTTTCATGGTCAATACCTGTAAAAACGTTTTAAGTTTTAAATAAACATGTAAAAAAATTTTACAAAAAATTTTTTCAAATGCAGTTAGATCTAGAGAAAATAAATCGATTACCACCGGATGTTAGGAAAAGAGTAAAAAAATTATTTTTTTCTATCAGACAAGAAGACAAGAAAGAAAAAGCTCAAAAAGATTTTTTGGAGTTTACCAAAAGACTATGGCCTGATTTTATAGAAGGTGAGCACCATAAAATTATTGCACAAAAGTTTAATGATCTTGCAGAAGGCAAAATAAAAAGATTGATAGTTAATATGCCACCAAGACATACTAAATCAGAATTTGCATCTACCTTGCTCCCTGCATGGATGATAGGCAAAAATCCCAAGTTGAAGATTATACAAACAACACACACCGGCGAGCTAGCTGTCCGTTTTGGTCGTAAAGCAAAAAACTTAATTGACTCTCCAGAATATCAACAAGTTTTTCAAACAAGACTTAGAGAAGATAGCCAAGCCGCTGGTCGCTGGGAAACTGCACAAGGCGGCGAGTACTTTGCTGCTGGTGTAGGTGGAGCTATCACAGGACGAGGTGCAGATTTATTAATCATTGACGACCCACACTCAGAACAAGATTCACTTAACATGGGTGCATTAGAAAAAGCATACGAGTGGTATACTTCAGGACCACGACAACGTTTACAACCAGGAGGTAAAATAGTTTGTGTTATGACACGATGGAACGTAAAAGACCTCACAGGAATTCTGATAAAGAACCAATCTGAACCCAAAGCTGATCAATGGGAATTGGTAGAGTTTCCGGCAATTATGCCGAGTGGTAAACCTGTATGGCCGGAGTACTGGAAGCTAAGTGAACTCGAAGGAGTCAAAGCATCATTATCACTCGGCAAATGGAATGCACAGTGGATGCAGAATCCAACGTCTGAAGAAGGTGCTATCATCAAAAGAGAATGGTGGAACAACTGGGATAAAGATTCTATTCCAAGTTTAGATCATGTCATACAGTCTTACGATACTGCATTTATGAAAAAAGAAACTGCAGACTTTAGTGCAATCACAACGTGGGGTATATTTAGATTAAACGAAGATACACCACCACAGATGATTTTATTAGATGCAATAAAAGATAGATGGGAGTTTCCTGAATTACGTAGAGTTGCAAAAGAACAATATGATTATTGGGAGCCTGAAACTGTCTTGATTGAGTCTAAGGCAAGTGGATTGCCACTAACATACGAGTTGAGAAATATGGGTATACCTGTTGTTAATTACTCTCCGTCTCGTGGAAACGATAAACATACCAGAGTTAATTCTGTTGCACCTCTGTTTGAATCTGGTAATATATGGGCTCCTTTGGATAAACAGTTTGCTCAAGAGGTTGTAGAAGAGTGTGCTGCTTTTCCATACGGTGATCATGACGACTTGGTTGATAGTACAACACAAGCCATTATGCGTTTTAGACAAGGTGGTTTAATAAGTCATCCTGAAGATTATCAAGATGAAAAACTACCTAGAAGAAAATTTAAATACTATTGGTAAACTATGGCTATAAAATTAACTATTGAACTTATAAGATTCTTGAACGCAGCAAAACGTCTGTACAATCAAGGTCTCATGAAAAGAGAAGACATATTAGATTTTGCAAGAAGAGAGTTTGGTGAAGTTAGTGGTGTTTTAAAAACTAGACTAGATCAAATGTTCAAGAAGCCAGCAACAGGCATCAAGAAACAAGAGACTAAAAAAGGTGAAGTTGTAGAATTAAAACCTAAGGTAGATCAACCAGCAAAAAAACCAACAGAAAAAGAGATGACCGAAACTGCTCTTAACAATTTAATTAAAAAAAGATTTGATAGAAAACGTTTAGGAACAATGTCTCAAGATGCAGACGCTAGAGCTGCTATTAGAGAATTTTTAACAAGAAGAATAAAAGATGGCACTTTAAAAATACCAGATAAAGTAGATGAGGATGCAATAATAAATTTTGCAGGTAAGGTTGATCCAATTGATGTGTTTAGAAAAGCATACGGTGAGGATGCAATAGGTGTTGTTGCAAGAATACAAGAAGAGTTTCCTGAAGCATTTAGAGGGGATAGTTATAAACAAATAGGCGATGAGTTTGAAAAACTATATAAATTAGAAGCAGAAAATTTTGGTAGCGAACTACCAAAACCAAAAGATAAATATGGTTTTGATGAAGGTTTAATAACAGACGAAGAATTAGAAAAAGTTTTACGTAAAGATTTAGAAGAAAAACAAATGCTAGAAGATTTTGAAACTGTTGATAGAGAACCAAACGAAGCCGGTGGAATAGCAGGCATATTAAAATTATAATGAAAGTATCAGAATACAATGAGATGATGGCGTACATGTTGCGGCCAAGACAGAAGTTTGCAAATGGTGGATCGGCAGATACAAGCCCTGTGTATAACGAAAAGACGGGTCACATTTATAAAAAAGGAAATAGACATGGAACTGTATATAGTAAAACTCCAGGGACAAACCAATCTGGAGCACTCACTCGTACTTTAGAAGAACTTCAAAAGGTAATTGATGAAGCACCTTTGTTAGAAATTAATGGAAAATTTTTTGAACAAAATCCAAAAGATTTATCGGGAGATAGTGAATATTCTACAAAACAATTAATTTCTAAAAGAGAATTAGATAAAAAAGGCCCTGACGGAGTAAAAAATAGAGATAAGTTAAAATTTAAATCAAAGGGTAAAAAAAGAATAGAAGAAAAAAATCAAAGTAATATTAATAGAAGAAATAAAATTATAGCTTTTCAAGGAGGTGAAATTTCTATTAAAGGCGGTAGAGAAATAGGAAAAAATTTTAGTCACGTCTATCCAATAATTGAATCTGCAAAACCTGGAACTAAAACTACTTTTACAATTGATGCAGATATGAATAGTAAGTTAATAGGTTATAACAGAATTGGTCAGGAAATAGCAGAAGATCAAGAATATTTATTAAAAGTTAAACCTGAAGATTATAAAAAACAAATACTTATAAACAATGCTAAATCTAAAAAAAATGTAATGAACGCAATTAAAGATTTAGGAAAAGAATACAAAGGTCAAATAGGGTATTTTCAAGTAGATCCAGACACTGGAAAATTTAAACCAAAAGCTGGTAATTATAAAATGTCTTTTGCTGGTATAGAGGGAAAAGATAAAATCTATAAAGATATGACTAGTGCAGAAAGAAAAGACTTTGAAAAAAAAATATCTGCAATAGAAAAAACAAAAAGCTCAGGAGTGAAATTATCATCAACTCCATTCTTTGACCCTAAAAACATTTTAACAGGACTAGGTGATGTTGCTAGAGTCTTGAGCACGCCAACAGTCGCTGCAACTTTTGCTGGCACAACAATAAAAGAAAATTTAGAAAAAGGTGAAAGTTTACCTGAAGCACTCGCAGACGTAGAAGTTGGAACAAGTTTATTGTACCCAGAACTTGCAAAAAGAACCATAGGTCAACTCGCACCTAGAGGTGCCGGTATTTTATCTACGATTGGTAGAGTAGCAGCTAATCCATTTTTTGGAGCAGCTAGAGCCTTTACACCTATTGGTGCAGGTTTAACTGCAGTGGGTTTAGCAAAAGATTCGTATGAAAGATACCAAGAACTAGAGGCGATGAGCCCAGAGCAAAGAGAAGATCTTGCAAGAGAAAGAGATGAGTTTTCTTTTGGAGAGTTTGGAGGTGCTTAATGATAGGTAAAAAATCAGGCCCACCACCAAGATCTGGCCCAGATGCAGAGGGGTTGAATATTAACTACAATACTGTTAAGACAGTAAAACTGGAGAAAACAAATGGCAGAAATAGACAAGTCTTTACCAAACGTAAAGCAAACGATAAGTATTCCAAGTCCTGAAGAAGCACAGGTAGAAATACAAGAAAAAGAATTAGAGGAAGCTAAAGATAGTCCAATAGATATACAACCAAATGAAGATGGTAGTGTTGATGTAAATTTTGACCCTAATGTTGGTAGTCAAGAACAAGGTGAGGATCATTTTGCTAATTTGGCAGAATTATTACCAGAAGATGTTTTAGCCCCAATGGGACATGAGTTGTATGAAAATTATGTCAACTATAAATCATCTAGAAAAGATTGGGAGCATTCTTATACAAACGGTTTAGATCTTTTAGGATTTAAGTATGAAGAAAAATCAGAACCATTCAAAGGTGCATCAGGTGCAACACACCCAGTTTTAGCAGAGGCTGTCACACAGTTTCAAGCGCTAGCTTACAAAGAATTACTACCATCACAAGGACCGGTTAGAACACAGATTCTTGGTTTATCAACTCCAGACAAAGAACAACAAGCAATTCGTGTCAAAGAATTTATGAACTATCAGATTATGTCTGAGATGAAAGAATATGAATCTGAGTTTGATCAAATGTTATTTTATTTACCATTAACAGGTTCAACATTTAAAAAAGTTTACTACGATGAGATTATGCAAAGAACAGTTTCTAAATTTGTTCCTGCAGATGATTTAATTGTTCCGTATTCTGCAACATCATTAGATGATGCAGAAACTATTATTCACGTCATCAAGATGACAGAAAATGATTTACGTAAACAACAAGTGGGTGGTTTTTACAGAGATATAGAATTAACTCCAGGCTTAGATAATGAAACAGAATCACAGAAAAAAGAACGTGAGTTAGATGGTGTCTCTAAAACTAGAGATCAAAGAATGTTTACTTTATTAGAATGTCATGTTGATTTAGATATTGAAGGATTTGAAGACATGGACACACAAGGTGAACCCACAGGAATTAAACTTCCATACATAGTCACAATTGATGAAGGATCAAAAGAAGTTTTATCAATTAGAAGAAACTACGAAGTTGGAGACTCTACAAGAAGTAAAGTTAGATATTTTGTACAATTTAAATTTTTACCTGGCACAGGATTCTATGGTTTTGGTTTAATTCACATGATTGGTGGATTATCTAGATCTGCAACAGCTGCGTTAAGATCGTTGCTTGATGCAGGAACCTTCTCTAATCAACCGTCAGGATTTAAAATGCGTGGCATAAAATTAAGAGACGAGGCAGCTCCAATCCAACCAGGAGAATTTAGAGATGTTGATGCTCCAGGCGGAAACTTACGAGACGCATTTATGCCTTTACCTTTCAAAGAACCATCAGGCACATTGTTACAATTAATGGGCATAGTGGTTCAAGCAGGACAAAGATTTGCATCTATAGCTGACTTACAAGTTGGCGAAGGCAATCAACAAGCTGCAGTTGGTACAACTGTTGCTATGTTAGAAAGAGGATCTAGAACAATGTCAGCAATTCATAAAAGATTATATGCTTCTATGAAACGTGAGTTTGGTTTAATGGCTAGAGTTTTTAAACTTTACTTACCTCCAGTTTATCCGTATGATGTTGTTGGCGGTCAGAGACAAATCAAGCAATCTGATTTCGATGACCGCATAGATATATTGCCGGTTGCAGATCCAAATATCTTTTCTCAAACGCAGCGGATATCACTCGCTCAAACGGAAATGCAACTGGCAGCTTCAAATCCAGCTATTCACAACCAATACGAAGTTTACAGAAACATGTATGAAGCGTTAGGTGTAAAAGATATTGATTTAATATTAAAAAGACCAGAACAACCAATGCCAAAAGACCCTGCACTAGAACATATCGATGCTTTAGCAGGTAAACCTTTTCAAGCTTTTCCTGGTCAAGACCATCAAGCACACATTACAGCCCATTTAAATTTTATGGAAACAAATATGGTAAAAAATTCACCAGTTATTGGGGCTGCAATACAAAAAAACATACTAGAACACATAAGTTTGATGGCTCAAGAGCAAATTGAAGTAGAATTTAGAGATGAATTACCACAATTAGCACAAATGCAACAAGCTGCAATGCAAAATCCAATGATGCAACAACAAATGAGGATGTTACAAGAGAGAATTGAAGCTAGAAAAGCAGTTTTAGTGTCTGAAATGATGGAAGATTTTAAAAATGAAGAGAAAAAGATAACTTCACAGTTTGATAATGACCCAGTTGCAGCGTTAAGAGCAAGAGAACTTGATTTACAAGCAAGAGAAAACGCTAGAAAAGAAAAAGAAGGCGAAGAAAGGCTAAATTTAGATAAAATGAGAGCTATGATGAACGATCAAAACCAAGATGACAAGTTAAAACAAAACGAAGAGCTTGCAAAAATGAGAGCAGACACTTCAATACAAAAAACTATACTAAGTAAGACGATACCACCTGCAAAAGGAATACCAGATGCTATCTCAATAGTTAGAAAAGGAGAATAATATGTGGTTACAAGCGATTAAATTAGCCGTTTCTGCTGGAAGTAAAATTTACGCTAATAAGCAGAAAACTAAGATGGCAATGTCAGAAGCACAGCTTATGCATGCTTCTCGTATGGCTGAAGGTAAGGAAGCTTACCAAGGAAAACTTCTTGAAGCTAGACAATCAGACTGGAAAGACGAAGCAGTTTTAATAATTTTAAGTTTGCCCGTCGTAATTTTAGCCTGGGCAGTTATATCAGACGATCCAACTGCTATGGACAAGGTAAAATTGTTCTTCGAGATGTTCTCGCAGCTCCCGTCGTGGTTCACAAACCTGTGGATCCTTGTGGTTGCGAGCATATATGGTATAAAGGGAACGCAAATTTTTAGAAACGGAGGAAATAAAAATGGCAAATAGATTATACAACAAACAAGTATCACCTAAAGGTTACAAAATGGGTGGACGTGTTAAAAAAATGGGTGGCGGAATGATGAAGAGAAAACCTATGATGAAAGGATCCAAACCTGATTTTCTAGATTTAGATAAAGACAATAACAAAACTGAATCTATGAAGTCTGCAGCTGCTTCAGCTAAAAAAATGATGAAGGGTGGCAGAGTTAAGAAAATGGGTGGCGGCTCTATGATGAAAAAAAGAGAAGCTATGAAAAAAGGATCTATTCCACCACAACTTAAAAAATTCGTAATGGCTAAAAAGAAAAAAGCCAAAATGAAAAATAAAAAGTAATGGCAGGTCCAGGTTTATACGCAAACATACACGCTAAAAGAAAACGTGGCGGTAAGATGCGTAAGAAAGGTGCTAAAGGTGCACCAACTGCAGCAAACTTTAGAAGAGCTGCACAAAC